TCGTTTTGTTCTACGGTTGTAATTCTATTTTTGTTAGTTTCAAATATTTCGGATAAATAATTAAATTCATCTTCTGTTAAACACAAAGGTCTTTCGTAAGGAAATAAGTAATTCAGTTTATCTCTACGTTCGTCACAACCGCAGTCGTCACCAGCTAACCACTTGACCGCTTTTTTTATGCCGCTTGCTTTAGTTATTTTCTCGACCGTATCGCCAACACCTTTACTAGCTTTGGCATGTTTCTTTTTCCATGCTTTATACTCTTTACTTCTTTTGTCACCTTTAAATTCTGTCATAATCGTTGTTTTTAAAATCTTCCCAATCTTCTTTAAATAATTCTTTAACTTCTTGTTTACACTTTTTTAATGTGTTAAATATACTAACCCAACTTATGTTAGTTTCTTTTGCAATTTTTCTTATACTCATTCCGCTATTGGCATATAACTTAAATAGTGTTTTATCATACCAACGCCATTTGTCAATATGGTTATCAATCAAGGTCGAAACCTTGTGGTAACCTATTTGTTCATCCATCTCCGAATAGTCCGCAATTTGCGTAAAATCTTCTTCATCGTCAAGTCTAACTTTTTTAACTTTGTTTTTAGCATTGCAGTATTGTAAAAAAAGACTACGTAAAGTAAAATAAACATAACCACGACTAACAACACCATTACTAATAATTTTAGATTCATTTGCATACTTATATAATACTTCATACATCTGTTGTACTATGTCCTCTGCATAATCATATTCACCGAAAGAATTTACTATCCTTATCCATTCCTTATGTCTTTTAGCAACTTTAGCTAACCACTTCGCTTCTCCCACAATACATTAACGCTAATTATAAATATCAAACATTGCAACGTATATTCCGTTACTTCTTCGTTTTCTTCGTTTATGTATGTTTCATTATGTACTAAAGCACCAACCATAAATCCTTTAATTGGACTTAATATTATTTCAGCGTTTACCGAAAATCCAATAAGTATAAATAGAAACGCAATTAACATTAGTATTGTAAATATTAATACAAAAGGACTTGATAAAAATAAAGATGCATCCATTAAAATTTAATTTTTTCTAAAGGTTTTTCGTGTAATATATCTTTTCCTTTAAATTCAAATCCTACATTGTTAATTACCATTCTAAGTTTTATTGGTTGTTCGTAAGGACTACAACGACCACCTGTTTCTGTTTCTTTAATTTTTAATACCGTGATATGACTAAACATCCATTCGTTTGGACTGGAAGTCATCCTATGTATGCAAATCACATCGTCAGCACGATTTCCAAAAGCACCACCGCCTTCTACATCTGCCAAATTAAGTGGCTTAACCATACCTTCGTATTCATGTCCACTTGGGTAAACTTTACGCATTGCATCGGTAACCCCATGACAATTTACCCATATTGCAATCTTTTCTTGTCTTGAAAATAACCTTAGTTCGGTAAGGCAATAATAATTATATTCGTAACCGTTATACTGTCGTGCAAGGTTAGCATCCCTAGACAAACTATTGTAAGGGTCTATAAGTAAACCATGGAAATCCCATGCTTCTTTCATTGACTTTATTTCTTTAAGTAATTCAACGTAGGTATATATTTTGTCGGCATCTATAACTTTAAAATGTTTGTCAGACCAATTAATTGCTTTCGTGATAGATTCCTCACTTGCGGTGTGTATTGGCTTACCCATTTTAAATTCTATAATCTTACGGACAATACTTTGTGGTGTGTTTTCACTTGAAAATATTACAAACCTTAAATTATGTTTTATTGCCCATATAGTGAAAAGGTAAACTAAAACGGTTGTCTTTCCTACGTTACTATGTCCTATCGCTAAATTTAAACTACCCTCTGCGTATTTCAATCTTAGGTATTCATCTATTTCGGGTATTCCAATTTTTAAACCTTCTTTTACCCGTCCGTGTTTAATGTCAAATATTCTTTGTTTTATTTTATTGCTTTGTGCTATCAACGTATTTCGTTTATGTTAAGTTCGTATTTAATTTTTTCCTTTGGTATGTTTCTTGGTTCTTCCTTATATTCATATCCCAATATAGGGTTTATATTGTAATTCCAAAAATCGGAAGGAAATTTTGCACCATCCTTTAATTTTTTTAAAGACATAAATATAAAAAAAGGGGGTCGAAACCCCCTCTAAATTAAAATGGTAAATCAACTGTTGTTTCCCTTTCAGGGTTTTGTTGTTGGTTAGTTATTTCATTACTTATTATTTTTGCAACCCGCCAACCTACTAAATTGTTGTAATATTTACCATTGTATTCATTACCTCGTAAATTAATATCAACCGAAACATTATCCCCTATTTGATGTTTTTTTAACATATCCATTTTGTCATTTAAAAATTCAATGGCTATGTTTTGCGGGTACTGGCTATCTTCGTCAATAGTTAATATTAATTGTTGTTTTGTAAGTTTTTCACTTACCTTTTGTTCATCTGTAAATGCTTTAATTTTTCCTGTTAAATTCATATTTAAATTTTATTTAATTCAGATTCTACTTCTTTACTTACCTTATACTTGTTTCTAATTTCTTGAACGCTATAACCTTTTTTTCTATAATCAATAGCTTCGTTAAAGTCAGGTGTGTTTTTATTTAACCATTTTTTTTCATGGTCAGGTATTTTAGGTATTTCGGGAAGTGAATTTTCTTGACCCATAACCCAATCCGCAAATTGTTGTGCGGTTTCTAAAACCTTTTCCTCTGTTTTAGTTTCTACGTTTTGCCAAAAGGCATTAGCATTAGTAAGTGCGTTTTGCTTAATAATGTACTTTTGTGTCTTTTCCATAAGTAATTGCGTTTTGAATGTTTAATTGATTTTTAAGTAATCTGTTTTCCTCTCGTAGTTCCAAGACCTCGCCTTGAAGTTCTACTATTTTATCGTGTTTCATATTGCTAAGTTATAAAAAAATAATTAAAAAAAAAGGCAACATTTCTGTTGCCCTGTAATAAAACTAATTTTAATCAAATTCAATATTTAAACCTTTATCTTTATGTTCCTTCATAAAAAAATCTAGACTGTGATGATGGAAGGTTGCATTGATACATAATGGTTCACAATAAGCATGATAACCATTACCATTGTTTAATTTACGAATTTTTACTGTGTAATTTTTCATAGTTTTTTGTTTTACGTTATACATTATGTTAAAGAACTTAATCTATACATTAATATAAACATTTTATTAACAAAAACAAAAAAAATAAAGTTTTATAACAAAATCACAATTTATTGTTATATTCTTAACAATTTGTTACAAAAAAAGGGTAGCCGAAACTACCCCTTACACACATAAAACAATAAAAACTTCAAATAAGAGATTTTAGTTTAGTATTGTATTTGTCAATCATATCCTGTATGTCTTGACTGGAAAACTTAACTAATTCCTTACTTTTCAAATATAATTCATTTGCAAGTTCCGAACCAAGGAAAAGTGAATATTTATATTGTTCACCACTTTTAAAAACAGAAACAATTGATGGATTTGTAAAACAATTTTTAGAACAAGAGGAAGAAAACTTATTTGGTGTTATAGAAACAAAAGATTATTATTGGAACAAGGACGGAATGTTAGTTACACCTTGGCCAAAAGACCAGACTATAATGAATACAAAGGCGGTTGAGGTTACATACAAAGCAGCGCATACTTTATATGCTAGTAGATTGGATTTAATTAAAGATGATATGTTTATGGGTGATTTTAAAAAAGAGGGTGGAATAAAATTACATCCGATGGATGAATTAGAAACATTTGATATAGATTATGAATGGCAATTTGAACTTGGAGAAAAATTATGGGAGAAAGTATGAGAATAGCACACATTGGTTCTTTTAATAGAAATTTGGGTGATAACATTGCTATATTAAATGTACAAAAACAATTTGATAAATTGATACCAAATATAGATTGGGTTAATTTAGATATTTTGGAAATATTTTGGAGTAGAAATAATAACATAGATTTTGTAATAAACTTTTTTAAAGATAATAAGTTTGATGCTATAGTTGTAGGTGGTGGTGGTTTAATTGAGTATAGAGGATATGAGAAACACCAAACTCATTTCAAATTACCATTTAACGAAGAAATAATGAAAAGTTTAAACTGTCCTACATTCTTTGTTGGTTTGGGTATTAACTATTTTAGAGGTAGAGAGGGATTTTCAGAGGAAGCTAAGAAA